CGGACAAGGCCCTGTTCCTGAAGGTCCGCAAGGCCAACCAGATTCCGCTTGTAGGTCTGGATAATGCGGTCACTCAGGGTTTCATATTCATCGCGTTCAAGCGTGGACTGGTTGGCTGCCATTGCGTTGGCTGCCCACTGTTTCCGCTCGGATTCGTCCATATTGAAGAACCAATCCGAACCAGCGCCCCACGCCGCACCGCCAAAGTCCATTCCGCCGTTCGTACTCAGGTTTGCAGTATCAGACATTTTAAATCACCTTCACGCGAATCCGCGCCGGGGAAGTACCGGACGAATTATCAACATCTTCAAGCGCCTCAACAAGTGCCGCACCTTCAGCATCTCCATTCCCGGTGTCAAGGTTTCGCAGGTTGCCGTTCTCTCCGGCACCCGCATACACAACCAGTCGGTCGCCCTGACTGATATTCGCGTTCGCGCTCAGGTCCGCGCTCGAACCTGCGGCGTTATCCCCGTCAAAGACAAGGCCGTAAAACTCATCGCCAGACTCAAACACGCGGTACTCGAAGTAATCGCCGTCCGCGTAATCCTCATCAATCGTCTTGCCGGTCTTAGCGAGTCCAAGCGCCACGCGAAGAACCGCCTTCTCTGCGCTTGTGCTGTATCGCTGGACAAGATCAACGTCATTCGCGGCCGACGTGTCCTGTCCCGTGACTTCAACAATCTGACCGGGAGTTACGGTCCCATCGGCTTCTGCATTACTCCGCTGGTAAGAGTCGTCGTCACCTTCGAGGAGAATCGTATCAGGATTAGATTTCACCATTAGGCATCACTCCCGAACATCTTCAGGTCGTCCGCATCTTCCGTATTCGTTGCGGGCTGTGCGTTCGCCCCAACAGCGCCGCTAAAGTCGGGGGTATTCCCCACAACGTCCTTTTTCTTCGTGTTGAGTGCGGCTTCAGTCGGGTAGTCTTCAAGCACTTCCTCAGAGGTTTCGTACTCCGTGGAATTGGCCGCAATCGTACTTGCAAGACTTTCCTTCGCGCTCTGTTCCTCTCGCTGTTCAAGGCGGTCATCAACTCGGTTGCTGATAAGCTCCTCAAGTTCGGATTCGGTGATTTCTTTCACGTTGTTTGCCGTCTCCGTGGTTTCAGTTTCAGTCTGTTCCTCTTCTCCAACGAAGCGATTATAGATTGCGTCAAAACAATCAGTTCCTTCGTCGGGGAGATTGTCCGCCTTGAACCCGTGATTGTCGACGAGTTCCTGAGTCTTGTCACTCATATTTGTCGTATCGTCCGCTGAGGATTCCGCCCCTTCGTTTCCAGCACTATTCTTGAACATATCCTTGAGCGCGCTATACATCGTATATAGCGCATTCTCAGACATTTCCTCATCCATATGGCCCGAATTATCCGACTCAAATTCCTCATCAAGCAGCCCCTCGGCTACGCTTCGTGCGCTTTCAAGACTGCTTTCAGGAATGTCGGCTTGTGCGCCTCTCCCGCTGAGAACCGCTACAAGCGCGCCACGGTTGAGGTTTGACGTGTTCGGATTCACCACCGGGAAAAACCGGAGGTCGCCCCAACTATCGGCGTCTGGGTCGCCCAAAAGCGTGTGGTCTGCAACAGTCTGCTTTTGGGCTTGAGTCATATCCGCCACGCTTTCGGCGTCAACACCGAGTGCGTCGACCCAATCGCTTAGATCCTTGGACACGTCTGCCCAACTCTGGGTTTCCGTCCCGTCATATGTTGGGGTTCGTGCTTCCGATAGGACGTTTTCGGCCATCCCTTCAAGTTCGGACAAGAGTGCGTCGTGTGATTCTCCCGGCATAAACACGGTTTCTTCACCCTCTCCGTGTGAGTGGATGGCTTCAAAGCCCATTTCTTGAGCCTTTGCCATTGCTTCACCGGGATTATCAAATCGGTATTCATCAGGGATTTCCATATTCAGTACATCGTCCGGTGGGTTATTCCACGCAGAGACTTCCGACGCAGACTTGAGGGCTTGGCCGCTAAATTCCCCCTCTCGCCATACGTCAATCACATACGCGGGTTCGTCGTCCGTCACTTCTCGCGTGACTTCGGTGCCACCCATTTCACGAGTGACGCTCCCCGGTTCGGTAATAATCTCTGCAATCCGGCCGTTTGCCATCCCGCCGGACCAATCCCATTGCACCAAGTCGCCTTTCTCAAGTTCTTGGTTTGCTACATTTGTGTATATCATTCTGTTCGCCACGGGTTCACCCACGCCGCACCCGCCATCGACTGAACACTTGCCTTGCTGGTTGGGCAAGACAGCCAAATGGTCCGGTTTGAGATTGCCTTGAACGGCACTGTGGGTTTCGCCGTCGTATTCCCCGCTTGGAAGCTTTGAAGCCCGGTATCCAGTGGACACATTCACTGCTTGGCCTTCTAACACATTCTCTAAGGCTGTTTCGGCCATTCCACCCATATTTCGGATTTTGTCAACGTTGAACCACGCTTCGGCTTTCAGTTCGTTATTCTCCCACTGTGCGTTAAAGACCCGTCCGATGGCGGTCTTCGCGTGCATTTCGGGAGAATTGGCCGTGGTTCCAGCCCCGTTTTGCGTTGGGTGATTTAAGGTAAGCGGTGTCCCGTTCCAACTGGGAATACTCTCTTTCGCTTCGCGTTCGGGAAGGTACGCTTCGTTTACACTCCAACTCCCCGGTACGTTGAGATACATCGGCTTGAGTAGGGTTGTCGGTGCAACCACGTACTCCGTGCCGTCTAATGTCTCTCTCCGGATATTGGAGGTGTTTAATGCCTGTTTCATTTGCACGGTAAAAACCACCCTCGGGCGTCTACTGTGCCGTCATCGGTGTGGGATAGTTATTTACCCAAAGAAGTTCACATAATACATATGGTAAACTCGTGGGATTGTCCGGAATGTGGCACGCACGAAGGAGTTACCAATTCCGATACGTTTCAAGTGAATTGGTGGTGTACCGTGTGCGACTTTACGACCGAATCGGAGCCACCGTTTGACTATGAGTAATCTATACTGGAAGTGTCCCGTGTGTGATTCGAGTAACCCACTATGGGAAGTTATCAAAAGTATGGAATGCCCGGATTGTGAAATCCCGCCTTATGACGCATTAGAAAGTTCTTGAAATTGCTTTAGCATTTCTTCTTTTTCTGCTTCAAGTTCTTCGGGTAGCTCTGCCATTTTACGGGCCCCCTACGGTATTGTAGATTTCCATTATTTCATTTGACACGTCACCGCCACCGGCCCTTACAGCAAACACTTCCGCGACTAATTCCGCACCGTTTTCAGTCGCATACGCACCTAATTCATTCTCTATCTGGTCGCTTATTTCATCGTTTAGGCGTGCTTGAGGTGGTATATCAGGCTCAGAATCACGGATGGATTGGAAGTGTTCTGAGTGCCCCACCTCGTGTCTAATTATATGCTCTATATATCCACCGGCTAAGAAGCCACTTTCTTCTAATGTGGATAACCGTTCTTCCGTGGCAACACTACCTTTGATACTCACCTCTCGCGTCTCTCTGCTATAATGCCCAATTGCGTCTGGGTCTACATCGTTCGGCAAAGACGTATTGAACGAATCAACGTTTTCTAACGCGCCTTGTTCATCTAATCCCGCAAGTTCTCGTGCCGCGTCGGGCATTTGGTCTGGTGATAGATTTGAAAGTGATACTGATTCGAGACTTGTGTTTTCAGTTATCGCTTCTTCTGCTGAAGATAAGTCACCCTCCCTAATCGCATCTTCAATCGCATCAACAGCGTCCGATATTGACCCACCACGTTCAACGAACTTCCCATTAGCGGGGTTTCTTGGGTGTTTAATCGGATCGAAGTTCACAACCCGATATACCGTCTCGTTTGATTTAATTCAATATTTCATTAACTCAGTAGTTGCCCTGGTACCCTATCCTCCAATGGTGCGAGACTATCCGGGTCCAAACCTATCGCCGGAGTGATAGAACACCTCCCGTTGGGATGGCTCGGCGGTGCTAACCTGTAGACTTGGCCTCTAAACCGTACTGCGTGGTTTGCTCGGAACTCCGACGTGGTAAACTTCTCTCCCCCAAGTCGCCGGCAGAACGGACACACACGCTCGTCAAAACTGTGCATCCATTCGCCGTGCATTACGCCGTCGACGCCCGCTTGTTCGTATGAGTCAAGCGTTCCCTGAGTCGCGGCGTTGATGGTTTCCGTTCTCGCAAGGGTTTCAGCCCTGGTCCGCTGTATGCCCTTTACTTCGTCCGTGATTCGCTTTGCCATCTTTTTGGGATTCTCACCCTTGGCGAAGCCTTCGGTCAACTCCTCTCTAATCACGCTCGCCATATCTGAAGTTATGTTTTCGAGGTTTTGGTACGTGCGTGAATACAAATCCCGAAGCGTCTTAATTGAGGTTCTGGTTTGGAGTAGTTCGCTATTTGGCGGGTTGTCTACGCTTACACCCTCTTGCATCAATCGGCCTATCGCTACGTTCCGTGAGACAAGATAGGCGTTTCTCACATACTCAGAAGTCCAGTGTTGGCCCTCTCGCAACCCTGAGAAGTTCTCGGGTTCAAGTATCTCGCCGTTGATCCACTCTTTCAAGTCACGGATGAACGCCTGAATCTTCCCTCTATCCGTGGGGAAGTCATACGCCTCTGTCCCGTCAATCTTGTTTTGAGCCAACCCAAAGGCGTCGTTCTCATACCCAATCGTTCGGCGGATTGCACCATTCACCCGTCTGAATCGCCCGCGTATGTCTTGGAGGAAATTCTGTCGTACCTCAAGCGTCTTTGTCGGATCGTTTCTCAGGCTTAAATTCCGGGCGTAACACCCTGCGTGTTGGCTACTCATAGGTTGATTTCCGTACTTCGAGATGCTATGTACAACACACACAGACACAAGGTTAGGAACGCCGCACTTGCCGCATACCACACGTCCGCGTAATGTAGGACCACAAGTTCAACGGCTTTTGTAACACCGAGTGCCGCGAACAGTTGCACACCTTGTTTATCAAAGAACTTCACAACCTGTTCGTGAAAGGGTAATCTCATTGGGCTTAGTTTTATGTGCGTGTGAGTCAATTATTAGGTGATATGGTGACTGTTAATGAGGGTGCGCGTGATCCGCGAGACGCCCGAATCCAAAAGTTGGAAGAACGAATGAATGATATGATACACAAGGCAGAACTCCGTGAGCTTATTGAGAAGTGGGAACAGACCGATTGGGAAACGCAAGAAGCCAATCTTATGGCGCGAGAGTGTGCTACCGACGTTCGGGAGGTGCTTGGAAGTGAGTGACGTGACCGACTGTCCCGAGTGCGGCGGTGATACAACACTTCAATATCAGCAAATGGATTTTGATAGTGAAATCATACACACTCGAACGTGTGATGATTGCACCGTCCAATATAGCGTATCCTACGGCAATCCAGTCATAGAACGGGTTAATCAACTATGATCGAACCGTGGGACCCGCTTGTAGCCGCCTATGCGCTCCTCTGTGCGGTCGGTGTGGGTGTTGTGTTCGTGGCTGTACTGTACGCGATAGCACTTGATTCAAGCCTATGACCCAACAAGTCAAATACGAATGTAAGCGGTGCGGCGAATCGTTCACCGGAGACCGCTGGTCCCCGAACTATCCAGATACCGAGTGCGAACGAGAGTCACACATTTGGGCCGAGAAGGTGGACGATAACGTATGAACTCACCATACAATATGCTCCCGGTAGATGCAAAGTGCGATTGTCCTAACTGTGGTTCGACAATCAAGCGAAAGGAGATTGTTACTAAGGGATTGGGCGAAATCTACTGTGAAAACTGTGCTTAGTCGATGATATTTGGATAGAACTTTTTCACTTCTTCGGGCGCGTTTTCAATATGTGCTATTGGCTCTGCCGCAATTCCATCGGGGAGTTCGTCAACACTCACAAGCTGTTTCCGTCGTTCGATTAGTTCTTTTTCATTCATAGTTCTGGTCCGTTAATGTCTCGATATGATTCAAGCGCAAACTCAGGAACATCTTGCCCTTCGGCAACCATCGCTTGGATTTCTGCAATAAACTCGTTTTCGTTAGTTAGTGCGTATTCGCTAATCGCTTCTGAGTATTTGTCAACTTGTGATGTGACTTCACTCCCGAAGAAATTATCTGGGTCCCATTGGTCGCGTGAGGCATAATCCCGTGCGTGACCCATTTCGTGTGCTACTAACCCCTCTGGCGTTTCAAATGCTACTGTATGGCGTTTTTCCGCGTCGGGTGTAGTATAAAGGTCTGAATCACGCTCTAAGTCGCTTGGTGTGATATAGACACTATTCGTTGACTCTTCATACATCCCGTGCGTCACAACACCCTGATCTTGGTCGTCTAATACATCGGTGGTTGTAGACAAGTTGTCTAACTCAGGGTCCCACCCAGCATCTTGGACCAATTCAACACCCGACGCCAGATTCCGAAGTCTCTCACGGGTTTCTTCTTCGGTTTCGTTCCTAAGCGGTTTGTACGTAACCGCCGAAATATTCGTATTAGCCTCAATTTCCGATTCGGTGGCACTAATCGCTTCTGAAACCGAATCAGCATCTTCAATTAGACTTTCAACCGAATCGGCCAACCCACTATCCGTTTCTATGTCGTCTAAGCTAGTAGCGTCATTCGGTACGCCGTCAATAGTAACCCCACTTTCCGGGTCTAAGATTGCATCTATATCTTCACCCTCATTATCCAGATACTCAAGTATGTCCCGTGTGCCCATATCACCGAAGTCGGGGGCACCATCGGGGACATTAAACGACCGCTCAACAAACTTCCCCGTGCGTGGATCTCTTGGATGTAACTCCGGCTTCCAATTGTTTCTAATCGAACTGGTAAGCCGGTATAGCGTACTGTTTTCTGCCTGTCTGTCTATCTCTGGTTTGCCCGCTGCAACCCACTCGGCCCACCGGATCAACCACGCCTTCGTAATCGTTCCTAATTCATCCGGTAAAACGGGTATCTTGTCGGTCGCTTTCGGACCAAGGTTTGAAACAACCCGATAAGTGGTTTCTTGCTCTGGATAGATTCGGAATTTCATATGAAATTTAACGCCACTTGGTCGTTCCGAGTATTTCGTCTTTGAACGCGCTACAGATACGCTTACTCTTGATTTCCTTGAAACAACCCCGCCACGTCCCACCCATTGACGCCCAAGCGTCTAAGGCAATCAATCTCGCGGGTTTCTTTGAGTCTCGCCAGCTATCCGGCCAACTATCAAACCCAAGGTCGTTTGCCGCAAGGTTGTTCTCCGTAATCTCTTTCATATCCTCGGGAGATACATCGTCTGGCGTATTGAACTCTGTGGGTTCAAGTTCGCCAACGTCAATAATGGTGTATCCCTGCTTTGAGGTATAGCCGACAACGACTTCCCCGGATTCAACGGATTTGTCGTCAATCTCGGCATCGTCGCCGCCCTCCATTACGATAACGCCTTTACCACCACTCGGGAGTTCTACCCTATCGCCCTCCCCGAGTGCGTTTGTCACCCGAAAGACGTTCTCACCGTCTACAATCCGGTACTTCATAGGTCGAATTGCTCCTCAAACCCGTTTTGTACGTCTGGATTGCTCTCATCAACAGGTAACTCCGAGGGTTGATCCTCCATATCCACCGCTTCAGGCCCGTCTTTGAGAAAGTCTAATTTCTGTTCGGCAGAGAGTGACATAGCAAGCCCCGAAGCCTGCAACATATTCGCTCGCGTTGATTGGGTTTCCGCTATATCACTTTCACTCTGCTCGAATAAGTCGGGGAACGTTACCCCGTAATCGGATTCAACCGGAGAGGGAAGAATCCCAAACTCAATGAGTCGATTTACCGTCGCCCGAACAAACTGGGGTGCTGCAAGATTCGTCTGCCGACTACTGATTGTATCGAACCAGTTACTCCGGTCCATCGTCGTCGACCGTTCGCCGGTTTCGTTACCCCGGAGTTTGTTTTTCGGCATTCCGACCGCAGACGCGATAGCCGAGTCGATTGTGTCAACAACCCCACTCGGGTCTACCTCTTGCCCACCGATTACCTCAAATTCCATTCCAGACGAAACCACATACTTCTGCATATCGTGGAGTAGGGCTTCTAACTGTTCCTTGAAGTTCTCGCGTTGGCCTTGGTCGTCGTACTGTTGAAGTGCGAAATCCTCCGAGACGTTCGCTATGATCTTTTCATCGGCACCCGACCAAAACATCTCGGCACTGGCACCAATGACTTTCTGCCGGTCTTCTAACCTGTAGAATATCTTTTTCAGTGCGGGTTCGCCTTTCAGGTCCGTTTCAAGCGCCCCCTCTGCAACGTGAATTACTCTCGTCCAATGCACCCATCGGAAATCATCGTCTGTGCTTTCGGCGTCAATATCCCCGAAGTCAACGTAATATTGAACGGGTTTGTTATATCGCTTATCACTCGGCTCAACCTCGAATGTATCAGACTCTTTGCCGAGTTCCCACGCTTCAACTTGCTCTTGTGGGAAGATATTGTAAAAGCTAATATCGTCCGTGGAACTAATCGCAGACGCTTGGACTGGTTCCGAAAGGTCTTGCCCGTCGTCAAGGCCCAAGACCATTAGGCCGTATTCGCCAAGCCTCTGCGCTCGGTCTAAACGCCGCCAATAGCCATTTAGTTCAGATTGGATTAGGTTGTTCGCAACGCGCTCAAACTCAGACGTGTCGTCTTCTACGTCAACAACCTCAGGTGCATTTTTCCACGTTTCTTCAGGAAAAACGTCAATAACGCGACTGGCTATATCCTGATATTCGTATTTCGCTCGGTAGCGTTCTAAGGCCGTATCATCATCTAATTCAGGATACCCAAGGACCTTGTTTATGTCCCGGTCGCCATTGTACTGTTGGCCTAACCAGCGCGTAATCGTCGCGTCTGAGCTAATGTCTGCGCCGCCAAGCCCACCGCCACTTGTTGGTTGAATCCCCCGTGCGTTCTGGTTGAGACTCTCTCTGAATAGACTCACACCCGCAGAGACAACCTCAGGATCATACTCATTCCCATTCAGAGTAATTGACTCACTCATTATCGAATCACCGTTTCAATCAGCCGCAAGAGATACCCATAGCGATTAGTGGAACCACTATCATTCTCTAATTCAAACACAATTGTCTGTCCCGGATCGATTTCATACGCCACGCCTTTTGCTTCCGTTCCCGGTGTCGCTTGAACAGCTTGCCCGCTTCCACCCGGTCGGAAACCCTCTAATTCAACTTGTGGATTGCTATATGTTGGATTCGCGGAAATAACAGAATCAAGCGTCCGCTCTGTTTGGAGTTCTGGCCGTCCGTTAATCGGCGTGAGTTCTGTGCCGTCTGAATAACTCCCGTGGTCAATACTTGTGCGAACTAAGGCGTCGCCCCCAACAGCCAAACCAATCTTGTCAATGTACAGCGTTGCCTCATTATCGTTCCGAATCCCGAGTGAAACCGCATTCCCATCGGCCAAGCTTTCTTGATAGCGCAGGGCGTAGGTTTTGCCCTGATTTAGCATTTCAAACCCGCCTAATTGCTCGGACTGTAGAATGGCGTCCGAATTATCTGCAAGACTACGGAGGGTAAACGTCCCGCTTGTCGGTGCGCTTTGGGTAGCCTCTATGGTGAACTTGAGGTATTCATACGGGCCTGTAATACGTAACTCTCGAATCGTGCCTGCCGGAACCGGGCGTTTGTTATTGAGGATAACGCTATCTGAAAAGTCCGCATCGGCAGAGTCCGTCGCTTCAATCGTCACGTCAACATACGCATCAAGCGTGGAGACAAACCGAAAGACAGTTCGCTCTTTATTGCTTTCAGTCGGGAAATACTCTTTTCCCGTGTCTGGGTTCGTGAGAACAGTCGGGTCTTGTGTCCGAAGGTCTATGTTTGTGAGTTGTTGTACCATATTACCACGCTAAGGGGACGTTTTGACCGCTTGATTTTGTGTCTCTGCCGTGAATACTCATTAGTAGTGCGTCTAATCTGTCTGGACTCCGCCCTAACGCATCTTTCAATTCATCCTTACTCGTGGCCTGAATGATTTTCCCCCCGCGTGAGGCTAAGCTGCGTTCCTCAAACTCAAGCACAGTTGCCCCAACCTTGAGTTCTTCATACAGTTTTTGATCCGAAAAACTCCCGCCGTCCCGCAGCCACTCCCCGATTAGTTGTAGTCCGTGGTCCCACTTGTACCGATAGTTGTTCTCATCAATCGCCGTTTCGTTATTGCCGAAATGAAATACGTTAGGGAACCGACTGTCTAACTCGTCGGCTATGGGTTCACCCTTCCCGATTGCGTCAACCGTGATTTCGTGTATGTCCGTTCCCTGTAGAAAGTCTATAATCTCTTTCCGTTGAATCGTATGCGACTCTTGGGACACGTATTCAATCTGTGCCTGTGGCCCGTGTAGCCCGATCATTACAGTTTCGTCTACCTTCCGGGCCACGTCAATCCCAACCGCTTCCGGCGTGATTCTGACTTGTCCTACGTCCCTCTGATAGGCTCTCTCAACGTCGCCAATACTCCACGGCCGCCACGTATCACTACTCTCGGGTGGGATAATGCCCGCTCTACGTCTATACCAGCGGTCGCTTAGATCCGTTCTATTGTGGCTCTGTTCGATTGCCTTCTCTAACCCGGGCCAACTCTCTTTGTTCCAATCCTCCCAATTCTCGCGTAGCTCAGACTCCTCAACTAAGCCCGGGATCAAATCATCCGGGTGTTGGATATTGTGACTCTCCCAACTCGGGAACTGTAGCGTTTCCCACTTCTCCGAATCCATCAACGATTTAACGACGTTGGTTTCATCTACCGGCGGATTCGCAATAACGAGCATCCGGTCGTCTTCGTCGGTAATCGTTGATTCAGCCGAATCGATGTGTTCTCTGGTAATCCCCGGCTTGTCGGCTTCCTCAATGACGTACACCATACGCTCATTGTGTCGGCCTTCAAGATCACCGGGGTACTGCGGACTCAAACACTTTAGGTACCATTCTTCGCCTAATCCAGACTTGAGTTCTCGCGTATTGTCTAAGGTTCGCCCCGGGAGTTGGCTGTTCCGGTGGAGCTTCTTAATCGGCTTCCAGATCGTATCATCAAGTTGGCCGTAGGAACCGCTTGTTATGTTGACCGTCGTATTCGGATTACAGTACAGCGCGGCAATCGCACCCGCCGCCGCAACATAACTTTTCCCAACACCGTTAGCAGCAACGGCTACGACCCTCCGATTAGACTCTAAGGCTTCGAGGATCTGTTTCTGGATACTCGGAACGCGAAGCCCCAACCAGTCGGATACAAACCGAGCATATCTGTCGGGGCCTTTGCCCGGCTTGTAATGCTTTGGCCGTGGCGGTGTCTCTGCTTGACTCATCGGTGAATTTATTGCTTACCGTAACTTACTGTAAGGTATGCCACCCGAAGGCTACGACACAGTGACGCTACCGAAAGGACTTGTTCAACGGATTGACGAACACGCCGAATCAATCGGCGTTGATTCAAGAACGGCAGCACTCAGGAACCTACTTGCAACGTCTACAACGCCCGAATCCGATAGCGAAGGCCAATTGTCGCAAAGTGCGATTGACGATATTGCGACTCAAACCAGTAACCAAGTCGTAAGAGACTTAGAATCTGTGTTACGGTAAGATACTGTAACCCTATTCTCGAAGGTCGTTCTCCCACACGTCTGCTAACTCGCTCATCCCTTCTGCTTTCTTACTTTCAGGATCTTGGAGTAGGCCCATATCCTTGAGTGTAAGCCGCGTCTCGCGTTTTAGCGCCGTTAATTCGCTTAGAATCCGGTTCTCCTGTTCAACCTCAATGGGTTGACCCTCTTCGGTTTGGCCGATGATATGGCTTGAAATCAGAAGATTGCCTGTCTCTTCAGCTTGCTCAGACAACCACTCGTCTGCGATGCGCTCTTTCACGCATTCAATCGCAACCCTACTCAGTCGATCCTTCGCAAAGGCGTCTGGCTCTTGGCCGTGAAGTCGCTCGTATCTACTACACAAGGCTTCAAAGTACGCAACGTATCGATCCTCTTGACTCTCCGAAAAGTGTTCCTTGAGGTATTCAGGGACGGCATACAGCCCGTGTGTCGTTCGGTTCTGGTTTCTCTCAGGTGCGCCGTTATCGCTTTGTGGCCCTTTCTCTAAGCCCTTGTGATGATAACAGTATCTATGCTCGCCTTGCTTCCACGCATTACAATCGTCTACGTCACAGACCTTCTCAGGGTCGCGTGATTCGGCTTCGTTCATTTTGTAGTACCTATGGCCTTTTGAATTGCAAAGCCGACACAAGCCGACTCAGGGGCTTACGCTTGGAACACAAACCAATATGGATTCTCTGATTTGAGTTCAGACGCAAGTTCTTCTTCACGCTTTCGTGCTTCGCGTTCGGTTTTACAATACTCTACTTCAATCAGTTTGTTCGGTTCAAACTTTTGAGTGAAGTAAGCACCGTCAGACGTATGATAGTCGTGATTCGCTGGCAGACGTTCTAAATGTTCATTCATACGCCGTTCAAGGTTATTCGTAGAACCTACATAGACGCGCTTATCGGCGTCTGCTGCCGCGTGAACCCAAGCATCATCATACATATTCGAGGCGTTTGCCCATTCACATTCAAGGACATACACACACCACGAATACTTTGAATCGCCCGATATTGTGACGGACATACCCCACACAACACGCTCGGGTTACTTAACGATACGGGAGAAAGTCATATTTCCAGAGCCACCGTCTACTACACTCAAAACTACAAAAGTAGTGTTCTGAATCAACGAACGACTCAAACTCGGAATCGCACCATTCGCATTCAACAGCCCTCATAGCTCCTGCATCTCGTATCGGTTGCTTGTGTTTCTCTCGTCCCACCCGTGCCACTGCGGAACGATTTGGGCAATACTCCCGTCTTTGATGTCTATGTCCAAGATCCACCCGCCAATCTTGGCTTGATGGCCTTTTCTTTTCCCGTAGGTTGTCGTTCCCTTCCACGCCCCGGCGTATAGCCCGTGGACACCCTCGGTTTGAGCGTACATACTGCCGTGAAGGTGTCCTACTCCGGCAATACTCGGTCGTTCATCCGGGTTCCGTTCTCGGTAGAGTGTCTGAAGCCTGTAGCCTGTCGTGTAGGGCTTCCCACCGCTCGGATGGATTAGTTCAAGGTCTATGTCTGACGTGAGGTTGAACGTCGCTTGAGAGTTGCCACAGTAATGTAGGTCGGGTCTTCTATTCCCGATCAATCGCCCGAAGCGGATGTTATTCCGATTGTAAAACTTGTTGTCGTGGTTGCCTTCGATAAAGTGCGTGGTGATTGTGTCTCTCTCGGGGTAGTTCTGAATGACGTATTCTTTGAGATTCCCCCACCCGGCGGCTTCATCCTTAATCTCATTCAGGTGGCCCGTGTGTACCTTCCACCCGTCAGAGATATCCCCGCAATGAAAGACTCTCGTAATGCCTCTGTCTTGGAGTCGGTCATAGAATTCTTGTAGCTCCTTGAGGTGTTCCGCGTCACTTCCAAGGTGTGTATCAGAGATTAGCCCGATTCGGTAATGGTTACTCTCGGGAAGGCTAAATCTCTTATCTATCTCTGTCGGGAGGAAGTACAGCCTATCCGTGCCCGTGTCTTTGGCTTCAACGTTGTAGCCTTGGTCTTCGAGTTCGTGGAATAGGCTTCGGATCGTATCCCTATCCGTGCTAAACTGATTCGCTAAGTTCTGAACTGTCTCCCCGCCATCCAGAGCTTGTGCGATATCCTCAAGCGGGATTTCGTCGGCTTGAACGTGGATTTCTTCTCCCAAGTGGTATTTGCGCTCTGTTTGACTCCATTTGACTGTATGCCCGTTCTCCCGGAGCGTTGCGATATGATCTTTGGCGGTTGATGGGGTTCGGCTGATTATCTCGGCAAGCTCAAACTTGTCTTTGGGGCTATCCTGCAACGCTTCGAGGATTTCACGGGCGTTTTGATCCATTTATTTCGCGGGTCCGATTGGAAGTTTGTCTATCATATCCGGTGCGACAATCGCAATGATTGTGAGCAAAACAAGGTATAACGGTTCTAACCCACCGTTGAACCTCACGTATGAAACGTACACCGCCCCGACAACAATCACACCGATAATTCGGAGTTTAACGTCCCACTTCATCTTGTTCTCGGGTGTTTTTGTATGCTTGAAAAATCGCTGCAAAGTCAATCCCTAAGATGACAGTGACGTATAACCCACCGTACACACCGGGAAGTTGCCGCTCGAACATCAAAAGCACAAGGGCAAAAGCAACAACCAATCTCCCGACCGTCTCTATCGCTTCGATAATCTCTGGTTGTGACACGCTGGAGTGTTCAAAACAATGGTTATAGAGCTTGACTTTGCGTTCAAAGTGGTTAGCAATGTAGGTCATAGAAGTATCACGGGTGGATTCAACCACGCCGTTTCAGGCTTGTCCGTGATTCCTGCCGACATAGTGATGAACCTACCTCGGTAGTTGAATATCTATTCGGGTTGATAGTGTGTGGCATAGGTATTAAATCTTTAGTCGAACAGAGCTTTCCCAAGGCTATACTCAATATCTTGGGACTCTTTGAACGTATTGAAAAACTGCTTTTTTGAAATCTGTTGGTCTATCTGGCCCTCTTGATAGAATTCCCTGAAAACAAGTACATAGTTCGCTAAAACTGAGGCTAATTCTATCTTTCGAAGGGTTTCGTCTATGTCTCTCGGGTCCGTAACACCGCACTTACACCCTAAGCCAGTCCCAAAGGTTGAACGGTACTCGTCGATTTGAAACTCCTTGTGAACGTTCTCTGCGTGTTCTGTAGCGTGTTCAAATCCACACACGCTATCAACTGGAATCACACCAACGTCTGCTACATCCGTATAATCTAAAATCTGCTTGCCGTTGGCTTTGGTTAATATTCCGCCGTTTTCAAGTGCGACTTGTAACGCTGAGCCTTTGAGTTGTCGCCATTCGTCGGTTGGTCGGCTAACCTGTTTGAGCCACGACCCACAATTGGCACACAGCCGATGATCGTGTTTGAGGTTGTTAAGAGCCTTCTCGCCCTTGTGAGTGTAGTAACACCGTTCACCGCAGAAAAAGCCATAGCCCGTATCGTATGTTGTTTCGCACTCTTTGCACGTCTTTGTCGCTTGTTTTGGACGTGTTGACATTCAAAAATCAGATACGCAAGGCTTGTTCGGCCAACACCCGCGCAGGGCATTTGCCAACGATACGAACTCTCGTTACATCGGTATATAAGCCGCCGTGCCTTAATTGTTGTGGTTAGAATGACTCTAACCCGTGCTGTTCATCATCGGAGCGTAATACCTCTGGGTTCTCCACATCTAAGCCGATCCGTGCCCGTGCTATATCTGCGTACTTTGGATTCAATTCAATCCCTAGAAAGTTTCTGCCTAACTCTTTGGCTTTCAATCCCGTTGTTCCTGCGCCTGTAAACGGGTCTAACACAGTCCCGTCCGGTGGACACGTCGCTTTGATCGGTTTCTCGCACAACTCCGGAGGATAGACGGCAAAGTGAGCTTCTGGGAACGGTTTGATTGAAACTTCAAATACATCACCAGGGATTCTACCCTTATGTTGTAAAGTGTTTTCTCTTGATACGTGACTTGTCGTTCCCGTCTCATACGCCCGAGTGCCACTAAATCCGTATTCAGTGCGCTGTTTTGACGATTCGGCGTAGTCTTCGCGTATGGCATCCGAATTATAGTGGTAATCTCGTTGTTTGACGAAATGAAATATGGCTTCAGTTTCGGTATTTAACCTATCGGTAGCACTTTCCGGCGGTCCACCTCCGGGTTTAACCCACGTAACCTGATTCCTAAGTATCCACCCACGCTTTTGTAACTCAAGAGCGACCCGTGCTGGGATCTGTTGTAGGTCTTTGTTCTCATACGTATCCCCGAGATTTAACCACAGGCTCCCATCATCTCGTAGCACACGTTTTACTTCATCCATCACATCCGCTATATTGTTCACATACTCTTCTGAATTGCTTTCTTGTCCGAGTTGTCCATCTACGCCATAGTCTCGAAGATTCCAGTATGGCGGGCTTGTCATAGCCATATGAACGCTGTTTTCAGGGATTTCTGCTAATTCCTCCAGACAGTCACCTGTGATGATTTCACTCATTCATACCCCTCCGGCAGTTCGTATTCCGTGTTTTTGAAGACTGTCACAATCTCACCTGTCTTGATGTTTGCCACAACCCCGATTGGATGCTCTAACCACGCATACTCTTTGATAAATCTGTGGAGGTTTTTGTTTCCTTTCGCTGGTTGCACGTATCCATCTTCGATTGTAGTTGCTATTAAGTCCCAATCAATATCTCTATCTTTCCGACGTTGCTTTGTATGGGTTGTTGGATAGTAAAACCCCGCGTCTCTCGGGATGTTAGTCATTCTTCCACCTTTCTGGCGGTTCTGCTTCGTGCCATTTCTCTAAGTCGTACTTCTTCTCTAATTCAAAGGCTATCCAAATAATCACGAAGGCTAAAATCCAGTATTGATCGAAATAGAGTAACGCTGAAAGGCAACTTACCCCTATCACCTTCGGTATCTTTGCGTCTTTTTGTGTACTCTTTACACCGTCGCTATACCCCTTGTCGTACCAATATCTGTTCTCATTCCGCTTCATACCCACACCACCACAAGGGTTATCGCACAGACTACCAGCCATTTTACGATAAAGTGTTTGCTATTCATCCGATACCTCTTGGTGTTCACCGATTCCGATGCATTCCATTTCCTGCCCGCAATCCAAGCATTCCCAGCGTTTGCCTTCATACATCGTTGTACCGACTCTCATACAGTGGTCACATTCACTCATTCTCGGACTCCTGTAGTAGCTCCTCTATGTCCTTAGCGCACGATTTGACACCTTCATTCACGCCGTGGCTGTAATCGCTCCAATCAACTACTTCGGTGAACTCTCGCCATTCTTCAACCTGCTGTTCCAACGCTTCGCGTAGGTCTTGGGTCATATTTTCACCTTCTTGGTTTTCGCGTGTCCGCACCGAATACACTCATAGTCTATTGTAACCCGTGTGAGTCGTGCTGTGTCGCGTTGCGTTGATTCAATCCACTCCTTGCCCGCTCTGCAATCAGGGCACACTCTCATTTCTGTAGCCTCTCTATCTGTGTTGTGAGGTTCGTCTCTAAGTCGTCAATCCGATTCAACACGTCTTGGGTATCTGTCTCTGTCTTCGTCTTTTTCTCGCCTATCTCGCGTTCAATCACCTTTTCTAACGGTTCTCTCTCATACTTCTTGCGCGCTTTGAGTGTATCACGCAACTCTTTCGACATTCCGACTGTGGTTCTGTCTGTTGTCATTTACCCACCCGTTCGGCTACTTGCACGTTATCTTTGAGACACGACTTACAAACGTGATACTTGACTAAGCTATTCTCCGGCATTACCACGTTCCCACACGCAAAACACCGAGCGTTCATTAGTATCGTTGCTCCGACTTTCTCTGTTCGTACATTGCTTTCCGTTCTTGCTCAAGTCGCTCTTTTGGCGTTGGTTCACCCTCCGGCGTTAGCATCTTTTCTAACTGTTCTTCGGTTGGGTCGTTGCGTTCACTCATTACATATACACCATATACCCCTACCCACTTATACCTTTGTATGCAGGAATATATTTGATTATACCTTAGCCTTCGGACGAAGCAAACTCGCCTGATACCCACATCTAGTACATTTATATCTCCCGCTCAAGCTCACAGACACAAAACTACAACACTTCCGGCACTTTTGTTGATCCGCATTTGAGATATAGCACTCTGCCATAGATTTTACTTACGCTATACCACCGTAAACCCTACGGACCTGCATTCTAAAATTCAAGATATGAGTGCTAACCCGCTCAAGAAACTTCGAGCAACGGTCGTTGATGCGATTGGTCCAAAAGCCACACACGCCGCTGAAGCCGGGTTTGTGACGTTTGTTCTTATTGGGTGTATTCAATACTTTCCAGAGTATGCAGGGCTTCTCGCGGTTCTCTACGGCGTTGAAAAGACTGTCAAAAAGATTCGCAATCGAAACACAAAAATCTCCGAGGCTACGCTGTGGACACTGCTAAAAGCGGTCGTTCCGAAAACGCATTTGAATCATATCCGTATCCAGCCGATCTACTTTGTCGTTGCAAGTGGACTTGGGTATGGACTTGTCTATCTTGCTGCGGTTCTGAAAGCAGGTGTCTTTCTGCCCGTCTAAGCGTAATTCTCCAAACTGTTATTTTCTGTCTTTGACCGTTGGGTGTCCATTTTTCTATTGTAGTCGCTGTAATCCGGTAAATCCCCCGTCTTAACCGCTTTGTAGTAGTGTCTGAGTAAGTAATCTATGTACGCGCTTGGGATTGTGTTCTTTGCCAAGTGTGCTTTGCTAAATTCCATTGATGAGCCTTTAACGGACGCCCACCACCCTTTCGGCTTCTCTGAGTAGTAAAACGGACTTGTCTCGGCCAACTTGTTTTGTTGCGGTGGTTGTTCAACCGGGAAGGTTGTTTCAAACCCACGCTTGTATTCTATCCCGAGATTGAACATATGGCCGTCTAAGACAACTTCCGAATTTAACGACTCTCGCGGCTTGTTCTCGATGATCCAATGGTCGCAATGATTTTTTCCTATCTCTCTGGATAGTGGGATTAGATCCGGCCAATCTTCCCTTGAACCATTGCCTGTGTCACTCATAGGGCTTACCCCACCACACGGCGGATGGAATATCCCCAAGTCAAACTGTGCTGAGTCTTTGAGCGGGAGGTTATTTGCGTCAGCTTGTATCGCCGTCGACCACTTGTTAGCCGTTATATCCCAACTGATACGGTACAAGTCACCGTGTCTGTCCAACGCTGGATTCTCCGCGCCTTTGTCTGCAAATACTTGGAGAATTTTCACTATTCAAAGTCCCCCGTTACGTCCGTTGTGTCACTAATAATACGCACGGTTGGATTTCTCCCATCCCGCTCATATTTTGTCTTTAGCTCTTGTGCGTCTGATTTGCCTAACGCAATTCGGTGTGTCGCGTCTGTGGATACAATATACAGGTTCATAGCCAACTCAACACCTCATCCGTGGTTTCACCCGTGTCTTCGACTTGGCAATAATCTTCAGTTGAAATCCACTCGGTTGTACTCCCCATCGTTTGGATTGCAATTCTAACCCCATCCGTTCGGCAGACTGTATTTCTATTTCGATGCTCTAACGGCACTGGTACTCTCTCTGGTTCAACCGGGTGGCCTAACGCTTTGAGTTCGTCTTTCATTCTTCAACCCCGTGAAGTTCTTCAAGTTTCTTGTGAGCGACTTTAATAGCCCGTAGTCGTGCCGATACCGATAGCCCGTATTTCTCATACTCCTCGTTCAATTCGAGGATTTTATTGGCGAAATGTACCTCTCCTTCTTCCAAGTCGTCTTGGGTGTATTCAGTCATCTTTCTCTCCAATTTTCTTTAGGAGTGTTCCGAACTCACTAAACAAGAACCGCGCTTCCCGAGGTTCCATATGATAGTTGTCGGTGTATCCGTTCTCCCTTCGGATTGTTAGGAACACACCACCGTCCGACGCTTCTGAAAGTGATACTGCGTCAATGTCTTTCATTCTACTACACCCCATTCAGTCCATTCGGTTTCTGGATGTTCATCACTTGCCATTTTACACGCCATTTCTTCATCCATAGCGGGAGTATTCATTTTCCCCTCTATGTCTGGATGCTCAACATCGTATCTACTACTTCCATCTTTGCTTGCGATTATAATATCCGCTTCAGGTGGGTAATGTCGGTCACTCATAGCGTGTCCTCAATATCTCCCGCATCGTCTGGTTGCGTATTATCCGCGCCTGCAAGTCGGTGTTCTTCGTGATTTTCGTTCATCGCTTGTACTTGCCGTCTTGCACCTTCACGAAGTAACTTTGACACGCTCATATCTGCCTTTTCTGCCGCATCTTCGACTTCCTCTGCCAACTCTCGGCTAAAGTACGTCTCTTTCCGAATATCCTTACTCATTGTTGTGAATCCTATCCGTGTGAATCGTTAGATCCTTTTTCGTGTGAAATGCACGACCGCAAGCGTCACACACGTAATCGCACTTGCTACGCTTCGTCTCAAGGTTGGTAGTGTTTCCTACCATATACCCACAAACACACCCACACATAATAAAACCACCGAACAAATAGAGTTTACCTAATCCAACTCGGCTTTGCGTTGGTTCACATACCCGATTCTATCACCTCTTGGGTTGGCTCTCTCGGCTTCGGCTTCAATAATCGCGTTCAGGTATTCAACCCTGTGTTCTTTGTCTACAAACGTCTCAAACGTCGATTGATTCGCCTGTGTCAGACTCCACGCCCAATTTTCAATTTCTACATCCATCGTTTGACTTTTTGCTGCTAACAATTTCGCTACGTCGTTACTCGGATTGTTTTCGATCCACTCGTATAATTGGGTTTCAAACAAGCCGTTGACCCTATCCCGGACTTCTCGTTTACTGAAACAGGCCACGAAATATTCAACCTCTGAAGCATAGGCTTGTGGCCCGCCTGTGTTCGTGTGTCCCGTCTGGCTTCGATCAGACATAGTTTTCTAAGCCGTGTTGTCGCTCTGCCGTGTTTGTCCACACGTCTTTGAGTTGCCAAGAATTGAAATCGGCTAAGGCGTAGCTCCGTTTGGATCTACCTTCTCCACCCGGAAACGCCATTACCTCATTTTGTCGAAGTCGTGTATCCAGTACACACCCGTTTATTGCTGCCATTTCTGGCGTTGCACAGTCTATACTATCTAAAACCTCTTTTCCTGCTAACGCTTCAACGACTTCAATTCCCCCGCCGATTCCTAAGCCGTGTGCGTACACGTCTGGCGCGACTTCTCGGAACTTGTGAATCCACTCTAAGGCTTGCGCAGTGTCAACCTCAGGAACAGCCATCCCACCAAGCACATATTTGTGTCCCGTAATGCCTTGTTCTCGGAGTTTTTGATAATGCGTATCGTATGGGGGTTGTAACGGAACTAACGGCTCTGCGGCTATCTGTGCGTCATTCAACGAATCCAGTAGTCTTATCGTGTTTTCAATCGTGGTTTCGTGTTCGTGTAGTTCATCTTTTGCAACTACATAATCCGGGTTGTATTCTTCGGCCAAATTAAGTATCTCGTCTGTGCTAACGTCGTCACCTATACCTGAGTCTAAGATGAAATGCTCTGCCGTGTCTCTCACTCTGTCCGATATTGTGCTCGGTTTCTGGAGCTTGTAGGGATACCCGGTCGGCATATTCGAAGCGATATAGACGTTCATAGCGTGTTGTGTTGCATATGATCGATTGCACTTTGAAGCAACTGTTTTCTGCGTCCGATGGGTTCA